ATGATCTGGTCTTCACCGGCGGCGGACATCTTACGATAGCCTCTGATTGTACTGGAGGAACGATCACCATCCGTAAGTTTGTCGAATACACGGACAACGTGGTGGGCGGGTTTGTCGTTGCTGGTGGCTTAATCAACGACGAAACACGATATGATCTGCCGCAGATCCGAAGAGCCGTTGGCCTTGCGTCTGCTAACCTCGATACCCAGTTAGGTGATATAGACACCAACGTGAATACGCTACTAACCCGAATACCCGCCGCGCTATTCAACGGGATGACGTCACTGGCCCAATGGCTCGGCCTGATCGCAATAAAGAAAGAGGGCAACGCAACGGCCCGAACGGAACTCAACGCCACGGGAACTGGGAGCGGGACGTACGATGAGACGACGGATTCCCAGGAGGCTACTGTTGATCGCGGGAACGCTGCATGGATCACAGCCACGGGGTTCAACACGGGTAAAACCGGTTACACACTAGCCAGCACTGGCTTGGACAATATTGTGGTGGAAGCTGGTCTAAACGCAAGACAGGCTCTCTCAATCATAGCGGCAGGGGAGGGCGGCAAAGTCTCTGGTGCAGCCACTACGACTATCACAATCTTGGGCGCTGGGGTTGCCACAACAAGAGTTCTAGCGACAGTAGATGAAGATGGAAACAGAACAGCCGTGACCCTAACACCTCCAGCATGATATGTGGAATTTACGGTATTGGGCAAATCGTTATTGGTCAAAACGATATTGGGCCAACATAGGGGCAGAAGCACCCTTAGCAATTGTCACTGAACGCTTTGACTTGATTGGAGTTGATAACAAAAACTTCAGCCTAATAGGTACAGAGAATTCTGAATTCTCCCTAGTAGGTACAGACAATAAAGATTTCAATTTAGTGGGTGCATAATGGCTGAGATACAAGTACAGCGCAGACAAGTAGGTGATACGAGAATAGCTCTTGCAGCTACTCTGGTACGACCAGATTTGACTGTTGTTGACCTAACAGCATTAACACCTAAATTCAAAATGTGTACCGCTGCTGGGGTAGACAAGGTTGCTGAGACAACAGACAACGTTGCAATTACTGACGCTGAAAACGGCCAGATCCAATACAATTTTCAAGATGATGATGTTGATACGGAAGGAACTTTTCATGCCTACTTCATAATAGAAGAAGGTGGAGCACAAGACACATTCCCTGTAGATGCTGGGCTCATGCAAGTTCGCATTATGGGATGCAAATAATGCCAGACCTAATCAACATAAACGCACTAAGAACTAAGCTGCGAGAACTAGAAGCTAAATCAAATAGGGGCAATAACGGAACAGTTATTGTAGGTTACTCTGCTAAATATGCTGTGTTCGTTCATGAGAATCTCAACGCAGCCCATGGAACAGAATTCAACCAAAAACATGCAAGCGATTTCGGAAAACGCAACAAAAAAGGCCAATTTCTAAAAGCCACAGGAACAGGAAAAAAACGAGGAGAGGGACAACAAGCAAAGTTCCTAGAACAACCTGCCAGAACAGAACGACAAAAAATGGTAGACATCATTGTCATGGCAGCAATAAACGGAAAGCCCTTATTGAAATCCCTTTTACTAGCCGGTCTATACCTGCAACGTACTTCCCAAAAGCTAGTACCAGTTGACTTAGGCGTTCTCAAAGCCAGTGCTTTTACGGAGATTGAATAATGGCAGGAGAACTTGAACATCCAATCTCCCACATTGTGAGACAACTCCTAGTCAATCTGGGTGTAGGGACACTACCAACAGCAAAGGCTAGCTGGCCAATCGGAGTTGATAAGTCAGTCAATACACCAGACAACACGATCATAGTATTCAACACAACTAGTGTATTACAAGGAACAGACCAACTAACTGGTCAGATTGTTGAAAACTACGGAATTCAAATTCTAGTACGAAATGGAGGAAAAGTAAAAGTAGGGTATGCAAAAGCAAATTCAATATCAGTGTTGCTAGACCAATCAGTCAAGTACGCTGGTGTAACTATAGACTCAACTTCTTATACGATAGTAGCTATCACTCGCAGTAGTGGGGTAATATCATTAGGAACAGAAGAGCCCCAAAGTGAACGTAACTTATTTACCATCAACGCAACCGTAGCGTTAAGGTTTATCACCTAAAACTGGAGAAGAAACATGACTGCGCCTAGTGCAATCAGCCGAACAGAACCTACTGGAATCAAGCTATCTGATGGGTACCAAACCACCATCGCTATGAACAATTTGCCTGCTATTGCCTTCTGGGAAAAAACTGTCGGCTTTCCGGCTATAGACGGTGGAGATGGTGTCGACCAAACTACTATGTTTAACGAAGCTTGGATGACTCAACTACCTTCTACGCTAAAGAAGGGTGAACCCTTTGATGTGCTTGCTGCCTATGATCCAAGGGTAGCAACGGAAGTTGAGGCACAATGCAACATCAATCAGAACATCACCATCACCCTCCCAGATGGTTCAACCTACAGCTTCTATGGTTGGCTAAAGACGTTTTCCCCAGCAGACCTTGTCAGGGGAACACAACCAGAAACAACTATCACCTTTGAAGTGTCTAACGTCGACCCAATAACCCAAGGAGAAGAAGCACCCGTCATGGTTGAAGTTGCTGGTACTTGATTTCTACTATCTGTGGGGGTTCGCACTAATGCGGCCCCTTAACACCTTTCTTTCAGGAGTAAAAAATGGCCGACCTATCCCCAATGGAATTTGAAGAGGGACTACGCATCGTCCCTGTAACTATCGGAGCAATGAAGTATGAATTGCGGGAAGCAACCGGTGAGGCTGCCACAGCTTGGCGTAACGCCAAAACGGAAGCCCTACAACTCAAAGATGGTAAGCCTGTAGGCGCAAAAGGAATGGCAAGCACAGACCCCCTCTTATTGTCAAGATGCCTTTTTGATCCGTCAAATAAGTTAGTACCCCTAGTTACTATCTTAGCTTGGAAAGATAAGGTGCAGAAAATGCTGGTTGAACGACTACTTGAAATCAGTGACCTAGCTACCTCTGATGATACGATTGCGAGTCTTGAAGCGGATAGAGACAGAATTGATGAACGCATCGTAGAAATGGAGGAAGAGGCAAAAAACGACGAAAGCTCTTCGGAGGCTGGCTCAGATTAGCTACTCATTTGGGTATGCCTCTACGCGAGTGCATGAGAAAAACGACGCACAGGGACTATCTACTTTGGTTGTGGTTCTTAGATGAAGAATGGAACAAGCCAAATAAGACTGATCATTACCTCATGCAGATTGCAGATAATGTTGAGAATCTCTTCAAGAAGGTAAAACGCAGTGACCCTAACTCTCAAAAACTTTCTTTCACAAAAACTGAGCCTCTACCAGAGTTGACGGAGGAAGAAGCAAAGAAACGATATATGGAGCGTGCTAAGGCAGCTTGGAAATCACGATTAGGTGTATAGGGTAAAAGCATGGCTGGTGAAACTGAAGTAGAACGGCTTGTGGTTCGTCTTATGGGCGATGCTTCTAGCTATCAGCGCATGCTCAAAGAGGCAGAGCGCACCACAGTGTCCACTACCAAAAAGATGGATAACTCTATCACCCGCTTTGCAAAAGCTACTGTTGCCAACATGACTAAGGTTGGCAAGTCAATGCAATCTGTTGGAAAACAGATGAAAAAGGCAGGAGCCAGCTTATCCCTGCGGGTGACAGCACCTATCGTAGGTGCAGGGCTAGCTATAGTCAAAGTAGGCTCAGATTTTGAAGCTGAAATGTCAAAAATTGTTGGTCTTGTAGGTATATCACAAGAGCAAGTTAATGAATGGTCTGATGATCTCCTAAAACTTGCACCAATTCTGGGTAAAACTCCTCAAGAACTATCTGATGGCTTATTCCCTGTCACTTCTGCCGGTTTTCGTGGGCAAGAGGCATTAGACGTTTTGACTATGGCAGCAAAAGCCTCTGCTGCTGGCATGGGAGAAATTGTTCCGATTGCCGACGCTGTCACTTCCGCTGTAAATGCCTACGGAAGTGAAGTATTATCCGCATCAGCTAGCACAGACATTTTGACCGCAGCAGTACGAGAAGGAAAATTGGATGCGGCTAGCCTAGCTCCTGTACTTGGCAAAGTGCTTCCAATTGCCGCTTCTATGGGAATTGCTTTTGAGGATGTAGCAGGAACGCTAGCTGTACTCTCTCGTACTGGTACAAATGCTGCTGAGGGTGCAACTGCCGTCAACGCAATGATGATGACCCTTTCCAAAACTACCCCAGCCACCGAAAAGGCGGCAAGAGACCTTGGACTTAATTTCCAAGAGTTGCGGGATATGGCCAGAAAACCAGGGGGATTGATTGATGTTCTCCAATTACTG